GCCCGCAATCCAATACATAAATCCGTTAAGAGTAAAAAACCACATATGGGGTTATACAAGCTGCCGAAAAGACCACCGCGAAATGACGCACAACGAGCATAAAGAACGAATGTGTAATGCAGTTGAACGGCTTGGGTATATTCTGAGCGCCGACTTCAACGGCAATAGGGATAATGACGCAGCGGACGCCATAGGAATACTCATAACATACCTAAACGCCCATAACATTCCAATGACCGTCACTCAAAATGGCGGCGTGTAAATCAATAGCTTGCAAAGGCCATATTCAGCAATATAGCCGTAAGACAACAGCGTCTTACGGCTATACCATTTCAGAGCGTCAATGATGCCGTTAACGGCGCCGTGGAGTGTTAATGCATGACTGCATATTCGCACGCACGATTACACTCGCTCGCATAATTTGGGGCGTCCATTGGATAGATTCCCCTCGCGATAAAAACAAGTGGCTATATTGCGGCGGCTGTGTTAGATACATAGTGCCGTTGTAGCATGTCTATTGAAGTGCCTCCATTAAGGGCGATAATGCCCCAATTTGCGCCCTCAGACATACAAGCATGCGTAAGAGCTGAATGTCTGAATGTATAAAGGTGTGGCACAATATCCCAGTTTAGGGCTTTGGCTACTTTTCCACGCAGCCATTTGTTTATCATCTCTTGCAAACGTGCTTTGCGGTTGTTCCAGTTGTTCCAACTCTTTGCATTCATCATATCCCAGTTATATTCATTCATAGAGAAAGGGAATATATAGCCTTGTGAAGATTGGCCGTTGTATTTGGATATGATTGACAGCGCAACATCAGACAATGGGGCGTAAACTGTCTTGTCCTTGTTTGATTCCTTGTTGTTCTTTTTCTTTTCGGGAATGTAACGGTAATATTGTTTTCCATTTACAGTTACAATGTTGTCGTTCTGAGCGCGTGTAACATCGACTGGCCGCATTTTAGTTTCATAGAGAAACACGCAAAAGTCCTTGTACATCTGCATAAGGCCATAAGTCAGCGAGCCACTTTTGCGGAGTGTTGTAATATCCAATGCGACAAACTGGGCGTATTGTTCGGGTGTAAGTGACGGAGATTTTTCGGCATATTCATCGGATAGCAAGGGGGCATTATCTGCATATTTGAAGCGCAGTAATGTATCGGTTAACTCTCGGTTATACGCTTTGGTGTGAACTTGCTTAAACAGTTTCATAATATTTAAGTAGTTTGTCCGTCCCTCATCATCAGATAGAGAAAGGACAAATTTACCGAACTGGATAAAGCATTTATTGTCTACATCTGCAATAGGGACATTAATAAGGTCTAACACTTTTCCCTTATACTGCGCAACCTCTTCTTTTTCCAGTTTGTGAAGCAGGTTGATATAGCACTGGTAATTTTTAGATGGGCGTTTGTTGTTCGTGCCGTTTCTCATCTCATAAATAAGAGAACGGAGAAAACCGCCCAGTGTTAGAGCGTCTGAGGGTGTAATGCCACTTTTAAAAGCGTCAATAAATTCACTGGGGGAAGTAATTTCCGAGTTGTTCAATAGCTCATCGCACCGAACGCAAATAGCGTCTAACACTGGATTGTTTGCTCTCGCTGTGTCCGTGCCACTGGTGAAACGCTGTGTTCTTTTATCCCAATAACGAAAATCGGGGAGGGTTAGACCATCAATTAAAAGCGATTTGCGACCTTGGGCTGTGCCTTTATAGCCAATAACGACACACAAAACGCCTTTGGGTCTACTCGGCGCGGAGGGTGTTAAAGTGTAACGGAGTTCATTTGCCATTTGTTTGAATCGTTTGGCAATGGATAACGATATTAGACTTTGCGAAAGCGAACAAATTTTGCGAACAAATTTGTTCGTTTTGTTAGTCCTTAATCAGTTTTAAGAACATTCAATTTGAAAAAGCCAAACTGAAAAACGGAGATAACCGCCTTAAAATCTGTCAATACAGATATCCGCACCACGCAGTCACAGCTACGGGATGTGAACAACCTCCTGAAACTGGACCCCGGCAATACGGAATTGCTGGCACAGAAGCACAGGCTCCTTGCGCAGGCGGTTGCGGAAACGAAGGAGAAGCTGGAAACCCTGAAAGCCGCTGCAGAACAGGCAAATGAGGCACTGGCAAAAGGGGAGATCACACAGGAGCAGTACGATGGCCTGCAGCGTGAGATTATCGAGACCGAGGAAAAATTAAAAAGCCTCGAACAGCAGGCGAACCAGTCTGCGGTGGCGGTGCAGAAGATCGCCGCCGTGGGTGAGGATTTAAAGAACTTAGGGGATAAGATTTCCGGTGTAGGGACTACCCTGACCAAAAGCGTGACCACGCCCATTGTGGGGCTTGGCACGGTGGCGGTCAAGACGGCGGCAGACTTCGATACCGCCATGAGCCAGGTCGGGGCGGTTTCCGGGGCTACGGGGAAAGACCTTGATGCCCTGCGGGATAAGGCAAGGGAGATGGGGAGCAAGACCAAGTTCTCCGCATCGGAGGCAGCCGAGGCCATGAACTACATGGCGATGGCGGGCTGGAAAACTTCGGATATGCTTTCCGGCATCGAGGGCATCATGAACCTTGCCGCCGCCTCCGGGGAAGATTTGGCAACTACCTCTGATATCGTGACGGATGCGCTTACCGCTTTCGGTCTGACCGCAGCGGATTCCGGGCATTTTGCGGATATCCTTGCGGCGGCATCCAGTAATGCCAATACCAACGTCTCCATGATGGGCGAGACCTTCAAATACTGTGCGCCCATTGCCGGGGCTTTGGGATTCTCTGCGGAAGATACCGCAGAGGCGATTGGCTTAATGGGCAATGCGGGCATCAAGTCCACGCAGGCCGGTACCGCGCTCCGTACCATCATGAGCAACCTTTCCGGGGAAGTGAAGATATGCGGTTCGAGCATTGGTGAAGTCACCATTGCCACCACCAATGCAGACGGGAGCATGAGGGATTTGAGCGCCATCCTCGCTGACTGCCGGACGGCTTTCGGCGGCCTGTCTGAATCAGAGAAAGCAGCGGCGGCAGAGGCTTTGGTGGGTAAAAATGCCATGTCAGGATTCCTCGCACTGATGAACGCCGCCCCTGCGGATATCGAGAAGGTGAGTAGCGCCATAGCAAACTGTGACGGGAAGTCGGCGGAAATGGCGGCTACCATGCAGGATAACCTTGCCGGACAGCTTACCATTTTAAAGAGCCAGTTGGAGGAGCTTGCCATTTCTTTCGGTGAAATCCTCATGCCCGCCATCCGCCAGATCGTCACATGGGTGCAGGGCTTTGTTGACAAGCTGAATGGCATGGACGAGGGGACGAAGAACACCATCGTCACCATCGGCCTGCTTGCGGCGGCAATCGGCCCCGTGCTTATCGTGATCGGGAAAGTGGTCTCTGCGGTGGGCAGCATCATGACATTCATCCCCACACTGATCGGCGGCATTTCCAGTATCGGCGGAGGGCTTAGTGCTTTATGGGGCATCCTTGCGGCGAACCCCGTCACTTTAGTGATCGCTGCCATTGCCGCATTGATAGCCATTTTCGTGGCACTGTGGAATAACTGCGAGGGCTTCCGGGAGTTCTGGATCAACTTATGGAATGTGATAAAAGATGCCGCCATAGCCGTGTGGAATGGATTAAAAGACTTTTTCTCCAATATCTGGAACGCCATCACCGGGGCGGCGCAGGCCATATGGAACGGTCTGAAAGATTTCTTTAGCGGGCTGTGGGAGGGCATCAAAAATATCTTCCAGACTGTGCTTGATGTGATAAAGGCACTCATCGTGGCGCGGTTCGAGTTTTACAAAACCATTATCACCACGGTTTTAAATGTAATACAGACGGTGGTCTCCACGGTATGGAATGCGATAAAAACCGTGATTGAAACTGTCACAAATGCCATCGGCTCCTTCCTTTCCTCCGCATGGGAGGCAATCAGGAATACCGTCACCACGGTAATGGAGGCGATCAGAAACGTCATTACCACAGTATGGGAGGCAATCAAAACCGCAGTGACGGCGGTGCTTTCTGCCATCAAGGAT